ATTTGGTCGGCGCCGCGGCCTCCGTGACGCTTCCGTCCGCAGCAGATGGTGCTTATTTTAAGTTTGTCTTCAGCGCCAATGTTACAAGTGCCACCGCCCTGGTTCTTACCACTGCTAGCACAGATGAATCTTGGATTGGCACAGTACTCTGTGCTGATGAAAACGCTGATACCAACGCTGGAGAGCTTGACTTTCACACCACCCAGGCAGACAGAGCCGTCGCTGGGGATAACCACGAAGTGCTCACCATTGGATCTACTAGTAACAAAATCCTGGCAGGTTCATGGGTAGAAGTTGTCAGCAACGGAACAGATTGGGTTGCTACTGGGCTTGTTCGCTGTGACGCAGCCGATTCAAGCGCAGTATTTAGCGGATAATACGAAGCAATTAAGCCGCCCAGGCAGTTCCACTCCGCTCCAGTATACTGGAACATAACAAATAATAGAAGCCTTATCAACATCAAGCCCCTTGCTCTTTTACAGACAAGGGGTTTTTTGTTATATCTATACTATTTATTACGTAACTAAGGAGACCTACGATGGGCAAAAAAGCAAGAATTAGAAGATATCCTCAGAAATATGGAAGAAAACATGCTTCCCATCCTTATGCCAAGGCTGCAACTAAATTGCGCGAGGTAATCGAGGAAGCTGAAGCTGACGGTGTGATTACTGAAGAAGAAGCTGTACAAATCAAACAGGCTAAAGAAACAGTTGTTGAAGCTGTTGTTGAAGCAGCGGTAGAAGAAGTAGTTGAAGTTATTGAAAAAATTGAAGAGATTATAAAGCCTGTGGTAAAAAAAGCCACAAAGAAAAAAGCAATCTTCAAGCCCCGTACCACGAAAAGAAAGAAGAAGACTACAAAGAAAGGTACCTGATTCATCATCTCCTAACTAATTATACTGATAGGAGATCCCATGAATGGCAACACCAACTTTAACACCGACTTCTCAGACTTCTGCAGTGGCTCTGCCTATTACAGGTACATTTTCGGTTGCCAGTGTATCAACTAACTATCCATATGGCTTGTACGTATCGGAGACCAAGGTTGATGGTACCACAAACGAGCTATACGATGCAAACTTTGTTTCAGGTGCAGTAGAACAGGTCGCTTATACTTTTAAGAAGCTCGGTGGCGATGTCCTAGATATTGAATTAGACGAGAAGATTGTCTATTCTTCATACGAAGAAGCAGTATTAGAATATTCATATATTGTTAATATACATCAAGCAAAAAATATTCTTCATAGTTCCCTGGGCGCCACGACTGGCACTTTTGATCATGATGGTCAACGAACGGACAGCTTAAGCGGAAGCCAAGTAGAGCTTAAGTACCCTAAATTTATGTTAGGGTATGCCAACAAAGTAATGGATGGTACTACCTCAGAGGCCGGCCTAGGCGGTTCAACTCCAATATATTCTGCATCAGTTGACACAGCACAAGATAGGCAAGATTATGATTTACAGGCTGCAGTATCTAGTTCGGCAGCTACGGATAGTGACAAGCCTTATTATAATAAGATTGGTAATAAGAGAGTCACCATCCATCGTGTGTTCTTTAAAACACCCCATGCAATGTGGAGATTCTATGGATATTATGGTGGTTTAAACGCCGTTGGCAATTTGGCAACATATGGTATGTATGCGGATGATTCAACTTTTGAAATAATCCCGCCATGGCAGAACAAAGCACAAGCAATGGCATATGAAGAAGCAATTTATACCAGAAATTCACATTATTCTTATGAAATCAAAAATAACAAATTAAGAATATATCCTCTTTCAACGTCCGTCGGCCCGGGCCAAATATGGTTTGAGTTCTCAATTGATTCTGATCCATGGGAAGAAACAGACGGTAGAAACGATCGAATTGCTGGTGTTAACAGCATGAATACTCTACCATTGGCTAATATACCTTATTCTAGTATAAACTCAATTGGTAAACAGTGGATTCGTAGGTTCTCTTTATCGCTGGCTAAAGAAATTCTAGGCCAAGTCCGTTCAAAGTTTGGTGCAATACCAATACCAAACGCTAACGTTACTTTAAACGGCAAAGATTTGGTCACTCAAGGAAAGGCTGAACAAAAAGAACTAAGAGAGGAGTTGCAGAAAGTACTTGATGAATTAACGTATCAAAAGATGACGGAGATACAGAAAGCGATAACAGACAATACTTTAGAAACAGGGAAGAAAATTCCTATGTTTATTTACGTGGGGTAAAATAAGTGGCCAATGAAAAAAATAAATGGACGCAGCCCGCACAACCCCCACCGCCTTTGTTTTTGGGTGAAAAAGAGCGTGATCTTGTTAAACAAATTAACGACGAATTAATTGAACGCGTCATCGGGCAAACTATAGTGTATTATCCTATCGATATTGAACATACAGATTATCATTCACTTTATAATGAGGCTGTTGTGAAAACTTTCTTATCCCCAGTGAGAATTTATGCCCTGGTTCAATTTCAAGGTGAGACAACAGCGACAGACAAATATGGTATAGACAAAACAGCAAAATTAACAGTACACTTTCACAAAAGAAGATTAACTGAGGATCAAAATTTATTTGTAAGAGAGGGTGACTTTGTTGCTTATGGAAAAAACTTTTATGAAATTGTTAAATTGACAGAACCAAAAGAATTATTTGGTCAAGCAGATCGTCGTATAGAAATTAGTGCAGAATGCATCAAGTCTAGAGAGGGATACTTCGATGGCACATAAAACAAGAAACGAAGAAAAAACTTCACGCGATGTCCCCAGATTTAAGTCTGAACTAGAAGATATTGATTTTGCATTGTATCGTTTATTAAATGAAACAATGGACTTGAGAACAAAAACAAATAAAGGATTTAAGAAAGTGCCAGTCATATGGTCTGGTGCAGAACGTTCTCATAGTATAAAGAATGAAAATATTGAACGAGATCTTACCGGGCAGGTTATATTACCAATGATTTCTGTTGAACGAAAGAGTATTAAAAAGACTGCTAAAAGCAGGGTTATTCCATACGCCATGGCCGATCCAATGGGTGACCTCAAAGGCGGCTATTTAACTATAAATAAGGTAATACAGCAAGATAAAACGAGTAATTTTGCTAATGCTGATGCTTACCGACGAGGCGGCCAGCAAAATTATCCATTCGGCCGCTTCAAAAAAAATAAAAAGATAGTTTATGAAACTATATCAATTCCAATTCCAATTTATGTTGAGATTGATTATGCTATTACATTAAGAACCGAGTACCAAGAACAAATGAATGATTTGATGGTTCCTTTTATCAGAGTTTCGAATGGACACAAGAGGGTTATAATTGAACACAATTCAAATCAATACGAGGCGTTCATACAAGAAGGCTATTCTATGACAAACAATATTTCCAACTTTGAATCGAATGAAAGAAAGTATGAAACTGTTGTTAACATAAACGTTTTTGGCTATTTGATAGGGGATGGAAAGAACCAGAAACAGCCCAGGGTTGTTCGTCGTGAAAACCCCGTGCAAATAAGGTTTGCCCGAGAACGCGTTATAGTACAGGATGAGGATGGTGAATTCAGATTTTAAGGGTCTTTGTAAAGAGCTGTGACTATTTATTAAAGAAAAAGTTCGTAAGAATTTCAGAACTTGTCTAATTGAGGAGCAACAAACATGTCAGTAGATAAATTTAAATTTGTGTCACCCGGTATTTTTATTGATGAGATCGATGAATCAGCGATTCCGAGGTTACCAGAGCGTATGGGCCCCTTGGTTGTCGGCCGATTTCAAAAAGGCCCGGCCCACCTCCCAGTTAAAGTAAATTCTTTTGCTGAATTCGCAGCAATTTTTGGATATCCCGCAGCCGGTACAGCTAGTGGTGATATCTGGCGTACCGGTGAACTAACTGCTCCTACATATGCAGCATATGCTGTCCAAGCATGGCTAAGAAACAACTCCCCTTGTACTGTATACCGGGTCTTGGGCCAGAATCCAAGCGACGCGAACTCTGGCCAGCCGGCTAGAGCTGGATGGATAACTGACGCGACTCCTGACGCGACCAACCAGGACATCGCTGTCGCCGGCGGAGCATATGGTTTGTTTATTATGCCGAATCCTGATTCGTATGAGCCAGGCGCTGGCCTCTATGGCGGCGCCTACGACGCGCTAGACACAACCAATGTAGGCGACGATGGCGACGCCGGGCCTTCGCTTGATCAAACGTTTACGTTTAACGTACCAACTGCAGTAGGCGGCACTGGCACAAACACCACAATTTTTCTTGATTTAGACAAAAACACGCATGCTGTCGAGGGCTCTGGTTCAGCAAACCAAATTGGTATGGGCATCGACGCCACCGGCGACGCGGACGTTGCAACACACCTTATCAACGCGATCAATGGCGTCGCTAGCGGCGGCCGAGTAGCTTTCTCTACAGCTACCACCGAGGGCTCATTGGGCGTTGGAGTCCAGGGCATTACTGCAAAGGCCGGCTCGTCTGCTAACAAAATCACTGTTACAGCCGATAAGCGGGGAGCCGTAGGAAACAACACCACTATAACGTACGGCGCCGGCGGAGTTTCTAGTTTGGTTGCACTTACTGCACTCACCGGCGCATCTGGCCCCGCTGTCACAGGCACCCTCGCAGCTGTGTGGTATCTACAAGAAGGTGCAGTTGTTCTTACTGGCACGGCAAGAGACGGTGTTGGACGACAAGGCGCCGGCGTATTAATTAAAAACAGTGGCACAGATTCGACGTCCTTTACTGCAAAAATACTTGACAAAACAAATACAGTAGTTAAAGAGGCTAAGTTTAATTTTAGTAGGGATTCAAAAGCTTTTATTAGAAAGGCCTTCAACACAGATCCTACAAAAACGAATTTAGAAACGGTATACACCGGCGCAGGCACCTCCTTACAAACATACTGGCTAGGTGAAACATTCGAATCTAATTTATATTCTGCTGAAAATGGTAAACTTAAAGTAACTGGATCCACACCAAGTAGCAGCGACAGCCTTGGTGTTATTATGCAGCTGGCGGCCGGTACGCCTGGCGATATCGATTGGCATGATCATCTTAAGGTTGCTCAGGCGGCAAAAACTGGTTGGTTTATTTCTCAAGATAACCGCGGTGATGTTACCGCTGGCTTTGATCCCACACAGCATACCGATCCTCTTTTCAGATTTGTTGCTTTGGGCGGATCAGGAGCCACCTCAGATCCTGGCTGCGGCGAAACCACCAATAGAGATATCAAAATTTCTATTACAGCCATAAAAGCCCCCACTGATGGATATAACAAGTTTGGTACATTTAGTGTCACAGTTCGAAAAGCAAGCGATACTGACAATAGACCGTTAATCTTAGAGCGCTTTTCAAATGTTAACTTGAATCCAGCATCAGCCAATTTTATTAAGAGGGTTGTTGGCGATCGACACTACAGCTACAACAACACGACGAAGCTCGTAACAGAACAAGGTGAATACGAGAACAGATCTAAATACATTAGAGTCGAGGTCTCTACTGCAGTAGACGAGGGACAAGCTGAAGGCTGGCTTCCATTTGGGGTCTACGGCCCGGCCGTACCGAAAACCTGGACTTTGTTAAGCGGATCAACAAACGCTTCTCCATATTGTTTGGGGAGTGGCTCCCTTCCAATTGCATCGTTGCCAGATTATTTAAAGATCGGCGTCGCCTCTAGCCCCTTCGCTGCAGACCACATGGTGTACAACAGCAGTGCTATGACTGCTTCTATAGAGTTTCCAACATCTAGGCTGCGAGTATCTTCTTCTGAAGGTGGGCTTATTTTAGGCTCAAAGGCCTATTTTGGATATCAGTCCAACGTCAAGGGTAAAAAGAGGTTTGATCATACAAATCTAGATTTATTAAGAAGCTCTCCATCGGGCCACGATCCCTTTACTGCCCCTGGTAGTCAAAGTGAAGCACAATATTCATGGGTGTTCACTCTGGATGATGTAAAACAATCGCCAGACGACGCTGATCATTCAGTTCATGTGTCTGGTTCTCGTGCCCTAGGCGACGTCGACGGCGGTTCATGGACTGCAAAGTCAGGTTCAGTTCAAGGGGTCCTTAGTGCAGGCTACAATAAATTTACATCTCCGATGTTCGGTGGTTTTGATGGATTTGATATCACTGAAAAAGACCCGCTTCGTAACACCTTTATCGATGCCGGCAAAGACAAGACTAATTATGCTTACTATAGTTTGAAGAAAGCTATTGATATGACTGCCGATAAAGAATATGTCGAGTTTGATGTTGCCGTCATGCCTGGTGTTACAAACTCTTCATTAAACTCAGCATTGGTTGACGCTTGTGAAAACAGAGCCGATGCTCTGGCCATTATTGACTTGGCGGGCAACTACCAACCTCCTCATGAACATGCCCTAGCAGCGGCCCATCTCGACGTGGCCGGTTCTGTTGATGATGTAGTCACCGAACTTGATGGTCTAAGTATTAACTCAAGCTATGGCTGTACTTTCTACCCATTTGTTAAAATTAGAGATACAATTAACGATGCGGTACTTTGTGTACCACCTTCCGTCGTTGCATTGGGAACATTCTCTAGTTCGCAGCGTAAATCAGCAGTCTGGTTTGCCCCAGCTGGCTTTACCAGGGGCGGCTTAAGCGAGGGCTCAGCTGGTCTTCCGGTCATCGGTGTCAAAGAACGTGTCGTAGCAACTGAAAGGGATAAACTCTACGATGCCAATATTAATCCAATTGCGACATTTCCTGCAGAGGGCATTGTTATCTTCGGTCAAAAGACCTTGCAAGTCACGCAGTCTGCTCTGGACAGAATTAATGTTCGACGCCTTCTTATCTACCTCAAGAAAGAAATTTCTAGAATTGCTTCTAGAATCTTATTTGACCAAAACGTTCAGGCGACTTGGGATAGATTTACTGGCCAGGTTGTTCCCTTCCTTGAAGGAGTCAAAGCTGGTTTAGGTCTAACTGACTTTAAAGTTGTCTTGGACGACACAACCACAACTCCGGATTTGATAGATAGAAATATTTTGTATGCAAAGATATTCTTGAAACCGGCGAGAGCTATTGAGTTTATCGCTCTTGACTTTATAATTACTAGAAGTGGCGCTTCTTTTGATGATTAATCATAAGCCAAACTATTTATAAGAGAAATTAGGAGACTAAATACATGCCATTTTTTTCAGATACCCGGCCCGGAGGCTTCCAGCCTAAAAGAGGTTTCAGATTTTTAGTTAGTTTTTCGGAACTTGGAGGCACTCGTTACATGGTCACGGATGCAACGAAGCCTACTGTCGCGATAAAAAAGACAGCACATACAATCCTTAATCATACATTTAATTTTCCTGGCAAAGTGACTTGGGGTTCACCTAGCACTATCAACTTTATTGATGCTATAGATCCCAATATCGGATCAAAATTTTATAATGCTTTGCTAAATGCTGGCTATGTAAACCCTGATTCTGAGGCTGGCTTGATAACAGGTATAACAAAAGTACAGTCTGCCAGTACTCTAGGAGAAGTAAAGATACAACAGCTTGATGGCGGTGGTATCATTTTACCCGCCGGCGTTGACCCGGGTGAACTCCCGGGAGTAATTGATGATACCATGATTGTCGAGACTTGGACTTTAAAAAATTCTTGGGTTACAAGCGTAGACTGGGGCAAGTTAAATTATGGTGATGATAATCTTGTTAAAGTTGCAGTCAAAGTAGAGTATGATTATGCTACCTTCGAGAGAAACAACGAAGTGGTAAAATTATAATAAAGAGGTTTGAATGAGAAACAATCAAAGGCGCTCCCGACCCTCTGGTCAACCTACTCCTGCTCCGGTAATAAAAGCAGCTCCCGCTAGTTCCAGTTTAACTTATGAAGTACCTACAGAATTTGTTGAGCTGCCTTCTAGAGGACTATTTTATCCAGAAGACCATCCCTTATACAAACAAGAGACGGTTGAAATAAAATTTATGACAGCCAAGGAAGAAGATATCTTGGCTTCATCCGCCCTGCTTAAAAAAGGCCTTCTTCTAGATAGACTTTTTGAAAATATTTTAATTGAGGATATAGATCCACAAAGTCTGTTAATAGGTGACCGATCTGCAATCATGGTTGCAGCTAGAGCTTCTGGTTATGGTAAAATTTATGAAACCGCCCTAGAATGTCCTACCTGCTCGGCTAAAAATACTTTGCTATACGATCTTTCTACAGTAAAATTATCTGAATATTGTTTCGATGAAGAATACATTAATGATAATTCAATTGAAATAAACGACAATATATTTTTTATTACATTGCCGGTAACAAAAACTAAAGTAGGCCTTAGGCTTTTAGACGGATATGGCGAAAAAGAATTTAGTGAACTTTCTGCTAACAACGGCGATAACAAAGTAACGTCTACTTTGTCTGCTTTTATAGAAGTTGTTGGTGAAACATACGATAGAAAAGAAATAAATAATTTTATTGATAGTATGCCAGTAAGAGACTCAAAGTATATTCGAACTATATATCCCAAGCTGGTGCCGAACATAGAATTAAAAGAAAACTTTACTTGTACGCGATGCAGCCACCAACAAGAAATGGAGGTTCCGCTCACCGCGGAGTTTTTTTGGCCTAGATGAAGATTACATGGAATCTGTTTATGAACAGTTCTTTGTTTTACAATATCATGGTCTGTGCAGTTTTCTAGAATCTTACAATCTACCCATAGGGTTGAGAATCTGGTATTTGGAAAAACTCAAACATCAGTACGAGTTAGAAGCTGAGGCGATGAATAAATAGACAATAAGCTTTTGTTGTGGTTTTTAATTTCTTTTAGTTAACTATTTATTAAGTCTAGGAGTACTTTTAATGGCCAATCCAACACCAGGTGAACTCGCAAAAGAAGCAGCTCAAGTTGCAAAAGCGCTTGAAGAACTTAAGTCGAAGACTGAAGGGCTGACAGCAGCGCAGAAGCAGATGTTCACTGATTATGCTGCTTATTTAAAAAACGTTAGGCAAGCAAAAACCACGCAAGAAGAGTTTTTAAGACTTAAGCAGCGCGAAATAACCATGGTGCAGAGCACCGGTGAAGTCGATAGAGATAAGTTAGCCAAAATTCAACAGCAAATAGAAGCCAATAAGAGAATGGCTAATGCTTATATAGCAGATCAGAAAAGAATTGATGCTGCCCTGGATAACACTCATGGAAAAGTAGAAGCATTTCGTAAAGAAGCGGAGGCTGAAGCTGCCACGACCGGCACGCTTGGTAACAAATATCTTGAAGATCTCAAAGAGAGAGGTAAGTCAGTTGGCGGGTTGGTAACAGCTACAGGCGCCGCGGCGCTTGAGTCCATGGGCCAAATAATGGAACAATCACAACTTGAGTTGTTCGGGCTGGCCATGGCTTTTCCTGAGGCAGGGACGACGATCAAGACAGAAATAGGCACCTGGCCGGGAGCCATGGATAAAGCCATGGCAGCGATTCCTAAAGCCATGGGTCTTGTGGGAGAAGAAACTAGAAAACTTATGTCCAGCGCATTAACTCCTGCCGAACTCGATCCAGAGGACCAGAAGCGACTTAACGAACAATTCGGCGGTTTGATTGAAGACATCGCGCTGAAGCCTGAAGACATATCCAAAGCCGCCCAATCAGCATATGAAAATATTAATGAATTTAAACCGTCGCTCGTCTCAGCAGAGCAGGCGATGGCAGCGTTCCTTGTCAACGCTGTAGCTACCTTCCAAAAACTGGGTGTTCCAGTCGAGGAGTCGACAAAATTACTTGATCAATTTGGTAAAGTCTTGGGTGACTCTACAGCTGAGTCTGTTGACAGTCTGAAACAGGTAAGTACTATTGCTGACTCATTGGAAATATCACAAACGCGAGCTGTAAAAAACATGTCAGCTAACATGAATATATTTGCGATGTACGGCGACGACGCCAAAGAAGTGTATGCCAAAATGGAAGCACAATCTTTAGCTACCGGCATCGCTATAGGA